CTCATGCTTTTACCTCCTCTCATGATTCAGAAAACGAGAATTGCCTTGACAGTAAGCCGAATTGATGTTATTATTCTTATAGGAGTAATCAAACCTCAACCTCCTCGAAACTGCCACTTTCAAGGGGGTCGGCTTCTTATTGTCAATTCGCTATTCCCGAACTTCTTGGTCTTATTATAGTTCTTCTTTTGCGAATTGTCAAGAGGGTAATTCAAATAATCCGAATTAAAATTTGCGGAAGGAGAATTGCAATGTCTTTCAAAGAGAACATCAATCGGATTTGCCTTGAGCGTGGGACAAACCTCACGGCGGTTGTGAAAGAGGTAAAGGGTTCGTCCTCGTTCACCAGTGCAATCAACAAGGGGTCTCTGCCCAAGGAAGAAGAAATGGTGGCAATGGCTAAAATCCTGCACTGTTCCGTCATTGACTTCTTCATGGACGAAGAAGACCTCGCTCCGAAGGACACCCCTCAGAACGAGGACGAAGAAGATTTGCTCAGAATCTACCGTTCGCTTTCCAGACGGAGCAAACACGAGTTCATGAGCATGGCCTATGAATATGAGAACCGTGAAGAATTGGAGGGGGATAAAGAAGTTCCTACGAACGGAGAAGATAGTCCCCATAGAATTGCTCATGCGTAAAAAGGCGTTGGAGGTGATACTACGAAAGCGGTAATCTATGCCAGATATTCGAGCCATAGCCAAAGGGAAGAATCCATAGAGGGACAGCTTCGGGAGTGTCACGACTTTGCGCTGAAAAACGGAATGACCATCATCGGTGAGTACTGCGATAAGGCAATCTCAGGAAAGACCGACAATCGACCGAGCTTCCAACGGCTCATAAAGGACAGCGAGAAGGGGCAGTTTGAAGCGGTGATAATGTATACCCTTGACCGTTTCGCTCGAAATAGGTACGACTCTGCCATCTACAAAGCAAAACTGAAAAAGAACGGTGTGCGGGTCTACTATGCCAAACAGCCAATGCCCGACACGCCAGAGGGCATTATCCTTGAGTCCGTGTTGGAGGGGTATGCCGAGTACTACTCGGAGAACCTGTCACGCAACATCAAACGGGGCATGAAGGAAAACGCATTGCAGTGCATTGCCAACGGTGGAGCCGGTATGCCCTTGGGGTACACGGTAGGCGAAGACAGAAGGTACAAGATAGACCCCGTTGGAGCAAGAATCGTTCAAGAGATTTTCCAGATGTACGCTGACGGTATGTCGGCTACGCAAATCATCAACGAGTGCAACAAGCGTGGCTATAAGACCGCACGAGGAAATGCGTTCAACAAAAATAGCCTACGCACCATGTTGAAGAACGACAGGTACATAGGCGTATATCGGTTTGCGGATGTCGTGGTGGAGGGTGGTGTCCCGCCCATCATAAGCCGGGAGCTGTTTGACAAGGTTCAAGCTACCCTCAAGCACAACTATTCAGCCCGTGCAAGGAACAAGGCCAAGGACGATTACCTTCTCACCGCCAAGCTGTTTTGCGGTCACTGCGGCTCCTCCATGGTGGGAGAGAGCGGCACTTCAAAGTCTGGAAAGCTCCATCACTACTACAAGTGCATAGAGCGCAAGCGCAAGCACAAGTGTAATAAGGCCGTGGAGAAGAAAGACTGGATGGAGGAGTTGGTGGTTCGCTTCACTGTCCAAAAAGTGCTGACCGATGAAAACATAGAGCGCATTGCGGTCAAGGCCATGGAGATTATCGAGAAGGAGTCTGCTGACACCACCTACATTGATGGTCTACGAAACGAGCTGAAAGAGGTTAAGAAGAAAATCAAGAACCTCATGACTGCCATCGAGCAGGGCATTATCACCCCGTCCACCAAGGAGAGGATGGACGAGCTGGAACTTGAGAAGAACGAGATAGAGGGAAGAATCGCCAGCGAGGAAATGAAAAAGCCACTCCTGACGAAAGAGCGCATAATGTACTGGCTCTACTCGTTCAAAAGTGGCAATATAGATGATGTCGAGTACAAGCGTAGGGTGATAGACACGCTGGTGAACTCGGTGTATGTCTATGATGAAGGGGACAAAGGGAGAAGAATTGTCTTCACCTTCAACATATCAGGGCAAAACACCGCTACGCTCTCGTGTTCGGATATAGCGTGTTTCGCTCCACCAAACAGTGCAAATCCGAACACCTTGTTTTTCGTCAAACATTGCTTCGGATTTGTTATGAACATAGAGGAGGTAGGCTGATTATGCCTACCTCCTCTTGTTGTGTGAAGTTATTGTTCTTGTTCTTGGCGAAGTAGTTAAAGTAGTTGTTCTTGGGTTTTTGCGTGTAACTTTTGCTTAGTATGCGCATATATAGAGAAAGTTTACGCAAAAACCGATTTTGAACTACTTTTACTACTTCTGCTCGGCCTGTTTCAGCTCCAAGACAGCGGACTCAATGAGGTTGTCAATCTCCTCGGTGTTCAGGGTGAAGCCCTTGCTGTTGAGGAAATCCAGCACATATTTCTTCTTTTCCTCACCTCTGCCACTGCCCACATAGAGCATTTCTGCCGCTTGCACGGCAACCTGCACCCACAGCTTGATGGTCTTGAACTGCTCGTCCGTGGTTTTCGCCTTGATATAGGGAATCAAGAAAGCGGAAATCAGGGAGATAATCAGGGTCAGAACTGCGGTGATGATGGGAGTAAGGTCAATCATGGTTAAAATCCTCCTTGTTCATTGAAAGATTGCTCAGTCGGTTCGACATTGTACTGTTTCATCAGCTTAATGCGATTCTCGACCTTTGCTTTTGTGTAGTAGAAGCCAGTCCCCGTTGCGGTCTCTGCGGCAACGGCTGGAATGAGATATGCCATCGGAGAGAGGTCGCAGGTTCGCCACATCATGACGAGAGCGAACGCAATCACCACGATGTTGATAACGAACACTGCCACCACAATTCTCTTGGAGAACTCCCAAACGGGTTTCTGCTTCTTCCGTCTGCGCCGTGGCATTAGAGCTTCTGGACGAAGTCAAGCGAAATCCAACCAGCCCCGGATTTCAGCTTGCCCCACTTGGTAGCACCCTGACCGTCCTGCTCCTCAACGATGGTGTAGACACCCGGCTTGATGAAGCCGTTCGTGCCGTAGTTCGTGCCAGCACCCCTGCGGATATACAGGTCGGTGGCGGTCACACGCACGATATAGGGAACAGAAGCGGTGGAAGTACCGCCCTTCTCGTACACTACCTTACCGCTCTCGTCAAAGACCTTGTAGCCGGGGTTCTTGTCCACCAGAGACTTGGCGTTTGCCAGAACGGAGAAAGCACCGAGCTGACTCTTTGTGTCAGACCAGCTCTTACGCACCCTGTAGAGGGTTTTCTGAGCAGGGGGCTTCGGCGGTGCGGGTGTGTCGGAAGCATTGCCGAGAAGTTTGTTGACCTCTACGGCAATCTGAGCATGTCTGTTGTACAGATAATCGCCGGGACACGCTTTCTGTGCGAACCAGCGGTGTACAGTCATGTTCTGCTCACTGACTTTCCCCACAAGGGACTTGTCCCCTTTCCAGAGGAGCTTCTTAATGCCGTTGCGCTTGCAGATGTCTGCAACCAGCCTGACCAGAGCATTGTACGCTTGGTCTGTCACGGCATAGGGGTGGGTGGTGTCACTCGCCACCTCGATTGTGATTGCCCGGTGGTCATTGTCTGCGCCAGAGATACCGTTTACCCGGATAGGGTTCCCGTACTTGTCAGTGCCACCAGAACACCAAGAGCGGTTCTTTTCCTCAACGGACAGGCCGATAGAACCGTCTTTACCCACGACATAGTTTGCCGAACACTGCCTGTCCGTGTTGGCAAAGTAATCGCACCCCTGCTTTGCCGTCCACTGTCCGACAATGCAGTGAATGGTGATGGTGTCAATGATGTGCTTTCTCTGCCCGGAATGGTTCGAGGTGAGCTTGGTGTAGGTCACGAGTGGGCTGTTTGTGTAAGCCATGCTATCAATCCTCCTTACAAGAAAGTGTTTTCGTTGGAGCAGTTCTGATAGACTCTCTTGATGTTCTCGATAGCCAGAACAGCCTTGTTGTTCTCGTACTCAGGATGTTCGGCGCAGAACTTCTCGTACCGAGTGACATCATCGAGAATCTGGTCGAAATGCTCTTTCGTATGTTTTTGCTCGTGCAGGATTTCATCGTTGAAGCGTAAAATCCTATACCGGCATGTAGTAGCTTCGTTCTCGGCAATCATCTTCGCCAAACGGTTCAGGCTTTCCAGATTGTTGAGTTGAGCCGTTTGAATGGCGGCAATGGTCTCCGAAAACTGCTTCTGGATTTTGACACTCTGCTCATGCCACTTCGGATAATTGCTTGCCTGTTCGATTACCTCCTGCACCTTTTTCTCTTTTTCTTCTTCCTGCTTATACTTCTCAATCAGGTGGTTTTTGACGATGGTGTACAACTTCCAGAGGAATACCAGTGCGACAATGACTACCGCAACCGTGGAAATCGTAATATCGCCAAAAACCTTCAAAAACTCGTCCATCGGGCTTCTCCTTCGCTGAAATTACTTAGTAGGGGTGTATTCCTCCCACCCCTGCGGGTAGGCTTCGGGAGACCACACATTGCCGTCAATCAACGACCTGTAGAGCTTGTCCTTGTACTGGACAATGTCCCCGGTGTTGTATGCGTCATGTGTGCCGATGGGCTGAGTCCAGATGGGGTAGCCCTCCTCGTTGAGACCGAGGGGTGTGTACAGGGCAGGAACAGCGTCAGGTCTCCAATCGTCCTGAGAGGTGTGAGCCTGTGCCACACGATAGAGCTGGGGGTCTCCCACGCTGTTCACGCCGTAGGTGAAACGGTCGTTCACCTTGTAGTTCACACCGACCTTCCAAGGACGATACAGCGCAACGCAAATCAGGGCGGTGTCCTCGTCCAGACTCGCACCTGCGTAGTCCATAGCGTCACGGATTGCTTTTGCCTGTTCAATCATGCTCATACGCTCACCCCCACAATTTCCAGAGCTTCCTTCATGTCCTGCACAATGCTTGCACCCTCGTTGATTTCAAGCGTCCTGCCGGTGATAAGCCAGTTGCTCATGTTTCCTTCGATTTCCTCTCGCAGACCTTCTTTGCCAGCCAGATGGAAAGTGTACTCGTCATACTCGAACATGGTGACTTCACGCTCGGTCATTTCATCGACCATGGTGATGTCCTTGATGTTCTCCCTCAGACGCACTTCCACATACCCCGGCATGGGTGCGAACGGTTCAATGGTGAGCGAGTTGGGAGAGACATTTCCTCTTACTCTCATTGCTGATAACCTCCTTCAACTTCTTGATGTTGACTGTCTCGCAGTACTTCTTCCTCATTGCGTAGGAATTGGTATGCTTGAAACAGGCGCACCGGGAGATAAACCCGGAAGCGATTCTGTATGCGATAGGTCGGTTTTCTCTCTGTAGTTTCTGGATAAACCTGCTTTGCCGCATGAGAGCCAATGCTCTCCGCTTGCGAATGGTGGTGAAGCCCACGCCAAAACATCGTCCCACGAAGTCTATCTTTCGCCCTCTGCGGCCTGACCTATCTTTGCAGTACTGCTGAATACGAAAGAGCTGATAGTCATGCTTGATGGACAGGCCAAGCTCACCCACGAACTCGAAGATGTCATGGAGAGCTTTTCTCAGCTTTCGTTTATTGCTGTCAATCAGTACCAAATCGTCAGCATATCGGACATAGTGTCGGATTCTGTGCTTCTGCTTGATAAGATTGTCCAGCGGTTGCAGGTACAGCTCTGCCAGCCAAGGCGAGGTGTAGTTTCCGATGGGAAGCCCTTGTTCGTGGGAGTCAATCACCTTGAAGATGATTTGCAGGAACTTTTCGTCTTTGATTTTCTCCCGCAGACGGGCTTTCAGTTTGCCGTGAGGAATGGACGGGTAGAACTTGCTTATGTCCATCTTCACGCAGTACTTGGCGTGTTTTCTGTCCCTGACAGTAGCCCTCTCCACACCCTTGGAAGCATGGTCGATACCACGCTTCGGGATGTTGGCACAGCTCCAATGATAGGAAGACCGTTCAATGATAGGCTTGAGGACTTGCATAATGGCGTGGTGTGCGCATTGGTCAGGGTAGAACGCCGGGATTTGTAGTTCTCGTTCTTTTCCAGACAGACCGTCCTTGATGAAACGAGTCTTGTATGGCGAGAGAAAGTCCATGCGACTCAAGCGTTCGGACAGGTCTTTTGCGTAGTCCTCCAAGTTGTCGCAGACATCTTTCACCATCTTCCGCTTCCTCTTGTTCTGAGAAGCGTTAAGGATAGCCAGCCGACAGTTATCGACCGACACCACCTTTTCATAGAGAAAGCCAAACCTTTTCATGTGCTTTTGTTTCTTATAGGGCTTTCGAGAGTGAACCTACTAACCCTATCCCTCCAAACTATTTTTTACCAATGGGTACGGCGAGACAGTATTTTGATGGATAGACCGTTTAACAAAAGTAGGCGAGAGCCAATGTTCGTGTTGGAATTGGACGAAGTGTTGTTCAAATTAGCCGTAAACAGACCGCAAATCGAGCCATTATTCCAATTGCCGCCGTGTTGGAACACCCGCTATTACTGTTCGCCTTAGTGTGTTGCTGTAGCGTTACATAGGCGTTTTCACCTGCTTATGTGGGGGAGGGAATCCCCCACACCCCCTCAGGAGGGAATATAAAGCAGGCGAGAGCCAATGCCCGTGGGGGAATCGGACGAAGTGCTGCTCAAAGCAGCCGTAAACAGACCGCAAATCGAGCCATCATTCCAATCGCCGCCGTGTAGGAACACCCGCCAACCAGTGTTACTCCAACAGCCGTCACACATATAGGTGGACTCACTGCCGCTACCAGCCGCCGCAGGAAGCATGACATGAGGGTTGTTGCCAGAGTCAAGACCTTCCTCGGTGATGTAAGAACTGCTCCAATTCGTAGCACCCGTGTAGGAGAGTTTGGCGTAATTGCTTGCGGTATCGTCTGCATACTTGGACGGGTCGTTGCAGACATAGTAAGAGCCGTTGTTCCAGTTCACACCGTCAACCCATTCCCACACATTGCCCCACAGACCCTCGATACCTCTCCACACGACATCGACCTTGCCGTCCGTGCCAGAAGGTCTGCCAGTGAGATTCGGAATACTGTTGCAGGAGCCGGTTTTCAGAGAACCGCTGTTGCCGTCACAGTAACCTCTACCGATTTTGCTCTGCACATTGTTGTCGGCGAACTCAACCAGCATGAGCATTTGCACAGCGGAGAGTGCCGCAATGTCAATCAGGCTCCAACCTGCGCCCTTGCTCTTGGCATTGGAGCGGAACTGCGCTCTCGTCTGAGACACCTGAGGGCTTGCGCCGCTGACGGACTTGTTGTTGGAGGAGGTCTTGTATGCGCCGATGTAGGCGTGGTCACACTCCTTGCCAGCATGATTGAACAGCGGGTGAACGGAGAAACCAGCAGTGGGCTTGTCGGCGATTTTGATATACTCCACATTCCCGGAGCGGTAACGGCGATACCAGAACTTGGGGATTTTCACCATCACATCACCCGTGGAGAGGGTTTCACGCACAATGCCCTTCCAAGGCATGGCATTGTCGAAATCGCTATGACCTGCGCTTGCACCCACGGAAGCAGTGGCAGTCATGCCGACAGCGTTGTCGGTTCTCGCCCAAGCGGGGGACGAAGTACTCTTGTCTCTGCTGATACCGTAGATTTTCACGAAGGACAGCTCCACTTCCTCACTCTGCCCGTCAGAGGTGATTACGACCTGCTCAGAAGCGGTCTCGCTTCCGCTCACAGCTTTCACCGTCCAAGTGCCGACCTCGTGGACTTGGAACTGATAAGTACCCGTGCTGGTCGTGGCAGTGTAGACCGTTTCGTTCAGGGAGCAGGTCAGCGTTGCGCCAGCGGGATAGGTGACATCAATGGTGGCGGTGAAATAGTAGTAGGTGGCTTCGTAGTTCGATACCGCACCTGCCACAGACACTTTGGAAGTAGTGTTATCAGGCTTGGAGTACCCGTCAGCCGCCCCGTACTCGATGTGATAGGTGTGACCGATAGCGACCGTGAAGGAAGTGGTCTTCTGCGTCTTGGTGAGGGTGGCAGTTTTGGTATACTGCCCGTCCGTCTCGTCCACGCAGGTGATGGTGACGCTGGTAAATGCGCTATCATCGTCAATCTCGATGGTGACATTCGCCGTCTCGCCATCGGCGGGAGCCGCAGAAGCCCGGTTGCTCTCATTGGTGGAGAGATTGAACACGCCCTGCGTGGAGTACGGGAAAGCGGCGAAGTAGTAGGTCTTACCCTCGGTCAGACCGTCCACCACATACTCCTCGGTGGCGTACTCACCAAGCTCCTTGTTGTCGATAACCAGCGTACCCTCGCTGGTGTTCGTGGGGTACTGCTCCTCGCTCATGCGAATCATCACGCCGCCAACGGAGCAGAGCAGGTTTCCTGCGCTGTCATAGCTGTCGGCGGGTTCCAGAAATCTCAGTCCGATACTGTTTTTGGATTTTGCGAAAGCGGTGAACTCTCGCATGTTGTTGGGGGCTTGCCCAACTTTCTGCAAAATCTGGTCTACAGTCCATTTTGCTTCTGCCCAACTCATTACTGTACCTCCTCGTTGATAATCAGGCCGTCACTGCTAAAGGTGATGGTCTTCGTTTTCTGCAACAGCTCACCCTCGAACAACTTCTGGACAATCTTGTTCGCAGACACGAAGGTGGTCTCGATTTTCTTTGTGCCGTAGGTCTCGGTGATGGTCTCGCCATCAGAGGAAAAGACGGTCTTGCGGGGGTCAAATCCGTCCGTCTTCACTTCGAGAGCGTCAATCTGGTTTTGCAGATTGCCAGCCACATCCTCACCGAGCTGGTTCTTGATGAACTCGAACCAAGTGGTGAAAAGCTGTTCCTGCTGGCTCTCAAAGGCGGTAATCTCGTTGCGGTAGTCCGTCTTGATGGTCTCGATGATGGTGTCACCCTGCGCTTCCAGATTTTCCACATACGAGGTGAAGCCCTCCTGAGTAGCGTCAGCGGTGTCCTCGAACAAGCCCTTCTGCGTGTCGAAGTAGTTCTGGAAAGCCGTGTACAGGTCAGTCCCGTTCTCCACCATCGACATGAGGGTGTTCAGAGCTTCGTTCATGCGGTTGGCTTCCTTTGCCCCAAAGAACGAGTTGTCCTTGTTGCTGTACACCGTCACATCTTGGAACGAAACCGTCCCATCATCGTTATCGACCTGAGTGTACTTTTTCAGGCCGCTCCAAGTAGCGTCAGTGTAGTTTACAGGTAAAAGCTCCCAAGCCATTACAGTTCTCCTCCCTTCATTCCAAAGTTCCATTTGAACATCCGTCTGCCCTCAAACTCATTGGTGAGTCTGTCGTAAAGGTCGAGGATTGCTCCCTCCAATCGGTTGAGTTCCCGGAAATCCATTACATTTCCGTTGTCAACATAAATTGGAGGGTTCCCGTAATCACGGTTCAGGGAGCCGTTGTTCACTGTCTTCAAGTTCTCCTCAAGCTGATTGATTTCGTCAGCATAGAAGTAGTCCGCAGGAGTGCGGTCTTCTCCGAGAGAGACGATGGAGAACTCGTCATAGAGACGGCTTGCCAAGTCTCGGAGATAGGTGAGGTTGTTCTTGATACGGTTGAAGTCACTCGCATTGAACCTGTCCCCGATGTAATTCCCTTCGGAATCAATAGCCCCGTGCCAGTCTGTCTTAGGGGTTTGCCAAGCCATATTTCGCACCTCCTACCCTTCGGGCAGTTACCTTGCCCGAAAAACTCTGATTGAAATTGACGGTGTGTCGGTAGATGTTCACCTTCATGTTGCTATGGAACTCGTTTTCCTGATACACGATGTCGTTCACATCAATCTCCGGGTTTCCTCTCGTGTCGTACTCGTACTCGATACCCGAAGCGTAGTAATCGCCAAGCCACTCGGCGAGGTCGTTCGCCATTCCCATGTCAGACATCATCGGGTTTTCCCACTTGATGGTCTTACCACGGTTGTTAAGGGCTTTGACTGCGTATCGCTCAACGATTTTGTACCGATAACCGTAAATCTCTAAGCGGTATTTGCCCGTCACGCTGAACCGCACGGTGATGTAGTAGTTGCCCGAATCCTCAATGGTGACACCTCCCGTGGTGTTTTCCAGTACGGCTCGGAAGCCGTAGGAGGGTTCGCCGATGAAAAAGGTCTCCACATCACCAGCCTTGACATCCACTTCCTCACCGACAAGACTATCCTCCTGAGTACCGTTCTGGTAGCTGTAGCAGGGGACGATTACCTCTTTGATAAGCTCCTGTTTGATAGCTTTCGGCGAGGAGGTCATGTCGGTTCGGGTCATGGTGAAATCGGTAATGTCACCGAAGCTGAAATTGTTCAGCACAATGCGGTTGAACGGGTCAGCGGTCTTGGTGAACTCGATTTCCATGGTGTCGAAATCGTCAAGGTCGATATGCAGTATCGTGACACGCTCGATTTCGTCCTGCCCAACCTCGTACTCGGTCACGAGCTGACCATCGTTGTAAGTACGGATGGTAAACGCCGCAGGGAGCGTATTGCCGAACACGAACTTTGCACCGTAGTACATACAGGCCACTTCCTGCTCAATCGTGACCACTGGATTCTTTGTGAACAGCCCGTCTTCATCAGAAAGCTCCGCAGAAACGAAGCCGGTGTTGAAGCTCTTGCCGCTGAGGTCACGGGGCAGGAAGAACATCGTCCCGTCAGCCGTGGTGTAATTCGTATTCAGAGAAGCGTACTCGTCCTTCACGGTATCGTCCATGATGTTTTCCGCATGGGAGTACACCGCTTCGGTCTTTGCGCTTGCGCTTGCTTCCGGGACGAAATTGGACTTGATTTGAATAGTGCCGAACCTCGTTTGCGTGAGAACACACCGGCAAGCGTTTGCGATAATCTGTAGTGCTTCTTTGTGCTGCACCCTCGGAATAGGGTTCTTTGTGAAAAGAATCTTGAGCTGAGGGTCGATGTAGTAGTCCGTCAGGCCAGCGTCTTTCAGTACATCCTCAGCCAGCTCGTAGTAGCTCACACCCTCGCCGTTGTACATTCCCTTGTAGTACTCGGAGTCCATGTTTCTGAAAATGTCCTGACAGCGAATTGTGGCGGTGTAATCGTCAGACTCCCACTCCGAACACAACAGCCTGTTCCCTCGAATCCACTCGATTTCCCCGGTCTCCGGGAGCTGGTAGCCGTAGTAGATTTCCATTTCCTGCCCGGTTTCGAGGAAGTTGATTGCAGACTTGGGATTGTCCACATTGAAGTAGTGGTCGTAGTTCTTGAGCTGTACCGAGAAATCAATCTGCGGCACATCCGCACCGATGGGAGACACATAGCTCTCAAGGGTGGAACTCATGACATCTTGGTTGTAGTAGACCAAGCCGTAGCCGAAGCGGATGGAGTAGATACGAACACGGCTCTTGGGGTTCTTCATCGTGTAGAACACGAGCTTCACCTGCGTGGTGTTGGTCAACACTTCCTCAGTGGAGAACACCGCTTGGTCGTTCCCCCGGAACTCGATAACCTGTCCGCTACTGCTCACCATGTCGAAGTCAACCGGGTAGTTTTCTCCGAAATTGATGGTGATACCCTTGAAATCGGTCGCTACGATGTTCAGGTTGATTGTCAGTTCGAAGATAGCTTCCGTCAGGAGCTTTTCGCTGATAATGCCCGTGTCGAGGTATGCACCCGACTGGTTCTCCCTCGGAAGAAAGAACATGGAGCCGTCCACTCTCGTGAAGTTCTCCTCAAGCGTTGCATAGACCGTATCGTCACTCTTTTCGCCGAGTACATTTTTGGCGTTTGCGTAGTACGCAAAATCGCCATCCTCAACCGTGGCTTTTGCCTGTGCTTCTTGGTTAATAAGGCCGAAAGAGAGCATGATGTATGCTCTCTCTCGGAGAGAGGACTTCATGCTGTCTCTATATGCCTTGGAAACCTTCTGCATAAAATCCCTCCTTACTCGCCGCAGTCCACCAGATTCACCTTACAATTCCTGTAGTGTGTCGGTTTTCCGCTACTGTCTGCCCAATAGGGTTCAGCCGTCCTATCACCGGGGTACATCTTGATGGTCTTCCGGGAATTGCTGACGGGGTCTACGAATGTCACATAGACAAAGAAATTGCTGAGTGCGTTGAGAATCTGCGACCACTGTTCAGCGGTGAGCCAAGGCCACTCAAGACCGTCAATCTTGTACTGGTCTCGACCCACACGCTGACCGACAACGGCTCCGTTGGCGTTTCTGCCAGCGTCCACAACCGTTGTCACAATGGGTCGCACCCCTCGCTTGGGAGGGGGCAACTCATAGCCGTTGATTGCGATATAGGACATATCCGCACCTCCTTACTTCACGAACACATAACCGTTGGCCTTGCGCTGGGTGGTTACAGCGTCAGTGACAGTGCGGTTCCCGATTTGAACAATGGTTTGCTCGTTCTTATCGGCCTGTCGGCGCATATCGTCTGCCATCTGAGACAGGGTGGGTTCGATATACTCTCGATAGAACTCCTCCATGCCCTCCTTGAAGCCAGTCACAGAGAAGTTCCTGTTGTTCACCACATCTGCGGAAACCGACTTGGAGAAGGAATCGCTGGTGTAGTACTTGAGAGCAGAGGTGTCCACGGCGAAGCGCATGACGGGGCTTACGCTGGTGAAGGATTTTGCCCAAGTGTTCACGACATCCTTCGTGGTGCTTCCGAGGTTGGAAATACCGAGGTTGTAGCCGAGAACGGTGTCCTCGCCAATCCGCATGAACACCTTGGACGGGGAATTGGAGTCCAACGCCGCCTTGTATGCGTTTTTCGCCGCATTTGCCCACTTGCGCATATACGGTGCAGTGGTGTCATAGAAGTCATTGATACCCGCATTGAAACCGCTCACAACATCCTTGCCGATGTTGTAGAACGCATTGCGGGAGACGATTTCCGTAAACCAGCTCTTGGTGTTGCTTGCCCATGCAGTCATGCTGGACTTGCAGTTGTTGTAGGAGCCAGTGATACCAGAGCCAAAGCCACTCACGATGTCCTTGGCATAGTTCTGGAAGGTGTTGCGGTTGATACCGCCGTAACCGGCTTGGGTAAACCAGTTCTTCACATTGGAAGCCCACGCAATCACCGTGGATTTGCAGGTCTCAGAGCTGGCACTGAGCTGGGTCTTGAAGCCCTCCACCAAGGTTCTCGCCGCATTGCTGTAGTCACCCGACTTAGACTGAATACCGTCAACGAATCCAGTGACGAGATTCTGCCCGACCTCCTTCATGTTGACAAACATGCCGGTGGACAGCTCCACATTGTTGTTGCAGAGGTTTTCAATCTGCGTCAGCAGGTTCTTGTAGTTCTGCAACAGGGTAGCGGCGGTCTGCAACTCAGGGACGGCAACTTCCAGCTTGGTGTTGAGGTTGGAGGTTTGCTCGGAAATGTCCTCCACATCGTTTGCCAGCTTGTCAATCGGGTCTTGCGTGAACCAACCGATAATCGTGTCAATCGTTGCGCTCAGACGCGCAATGGCAGACACTTCCGTGTACCGAACGACCTGACCTGCGAACTCCGTCATGAAGTCCACAAAATCGCTCATGTTGCTGGACAGACCGGGGAGCTTTTCGTTCAAAGCCATCAGCGGCGGGTCGAGCCTGTAGTTCAGCTCGTTTGCCACTGCGACCAGACTCTCCACAAAGAGAATGAACGCCGCCGCCAGCTCCACGAGCAGAGCCGTACCAAGCCCGATTGCCAACGGCAACAGACCCGCAGAAGCGACCGTAGCCGCACCGAGAGCCGCCGTGACAACGCCGATTGCAACCAGCAGACCAGTGCCGACACCGATTGCGGTGGCAATTCGCTCACCGTTGTTCAGCACGGGTTCCCAAGCCTGTCCGATTTCGTCCAAGCCCTTGCCGATTGCCCAAATCTCAACGATGAACAGGCCAGCGGCAACGCCGAGTTCCAGCAGGATAGCCGTGCCAATGCCGATGTTCAGCGCAACGGTCGTACCGCCAGTGCCGAGGGCATACGCCGCCAGACCGACAGCCGCCAAGACCGCCGTACCGACACCGATTGCCGTTGCCACAGTTCCACCGTTGGCAATGACCGGCTCCCAAGCGATACCAACCTGTTCCAGCCCCTTGCCCATCAGAGCGATTGCGCCCACAACGAGCAGTGCCGCCGCCGCAACTTCGGCGATTACGACCAGACTCATACCGAGGTTCTTTGCCAGAGACTTGAGCTTCGGGGAAAGCCCCGTGTTGATGGTGGTGTCCAGATTGGAGGTGGTCGTAGTGACCGTCTCAAGAGCTTGCCGTGCCGCCTGTCCAGCGTTTGCGCTGTCTTTCAGAGCGTCCAGCTTCTTGAGGGCGAGAATGAACCCGCCAGCCATCATCAGCGCACCTGCGGCTACTTCCACAGCGTCCACGCCAGACCAATCGCCGGTTCGGATTGCTTCGATGAACCCCTTGAGGTTGTCCACAATCAGGGTTGCGCCAGCGATAATCAGGCCAACGCCGCCGAGCTGGGTGTTGCCGGTCAGCAGACCCAAGCCGCTCAGGAACAGGCCGAGATTCTTCACAAGGAACAGTGCATTGTCCCAATTCACACCGTTGCTCACCATGTCGCTGATAGCAGAGACGATACCAGTCAGCCCGGAGATAACCAGCATTGCCCCTGCCATCTTGATGTTGCCGAACAGGAGGAACGCCGCACCGAGAGCTTCTGCAAAGCCGCTGATTAGCTTGGTGACATTGGTGAAGTTTGCGCCATTCGCCATGATGTCTTGGATAGCTTCTTTCATGGTGTTCCATGCGTCCAAGAACAGGCCAAGCCCCGCAATTTTGAAACCGATACTGCCTACGATGTTGAAGCCCTTCATGGTGGACAGCCACCGCAGGAAATCTTGTACACCCTTGGCAATCTTCCAAGCGAGGAAAGCCGCACCAATGGCAACGACACCGGCGAGGATTTCATCAATGTTCTCCCTTACCCAATCGAGGAAGGGCTTAATCTTCGCCATGATTTTGTCCACCTGCTCGTTCACTGCGTCTCCAATGAAGTCATAGGTGGGAAGCTCAAAGCCGAGACCGCCACCGCCAATACCGCCGAGACCTGTACCTCCACCTGCGCTGTCCTCAGGAGGGGAGATAACATTCAGCTCGTCAATACCGAGCAGTGCGTTTTTCAGCTCCTTCGCTTTCTTGGAAGCGTCTCCCAAACCGTCAGCCGCTTCACCTGCGCCGCTTGCCACACCGCCGATTGCGTCCGCTCCCACATCGAACTCTGGAATCGAAACCCCGAAGAAGCTGGCAATAATCTCAGCGACAATCCGAATTGCTTTTGCCAGTGCGATTGCATAAGGCAAAATGGCTTTCAGAATCGGGAGGAAAAGGTTGCCCAAGGCACGAGTGGCCTGTTCCACCTGCGCTTGCAGAATACGAAGCTGGTTCGCAGGGGCTTCCAGAGTACGAGCCATATCGCCCTGAGCGTTTGTAACCTGCGTCATGATAGCATAGTAACGCAACTCGGCCTTTTCAGCCTGAGTCATGCTCGTAACGCTTCTGTCAATGCCGAGGTTGTAGGCTTCCTGTTGCAGACGAGCCACAGACAGGTCATAGCCGAGTCTACGAAGCGGCTCAAGCTCACCAGAGATACCAGACTCCAACTTCTGGAAAGCGTCAGAGGTGCTGATATTGTAGAACGAAGCCAAATCGTAGGTGAGCTGGGTCAGGTTCTTGCTCATGATGTACGCCCGGTCACTCGCAACGCCAAAACCATCGGTAATCGTCATGAAGACACCCTGATTTCGCATCCACTCGCCGGGGTTGATACCCATGATTTCGCCGACCTGCTCCGCATAATTCTGCGCTTCCTTCGCAAACTGACCCATAGACACATTGAACAGGTTCATGTTCTCAATGTAGCTGTTGGAGTCAGTAATCCAGTTTGCGATAACACCGGCAATCCTTCTCATGCCCATGTACGCCAAGCTGATTTTTGCGGCGAGGTTCACATAGGATTTGCCGAGTACCGTATTGCTTGCCGCAAGGCTTGTATTGCTCTTGAGCAATCTCTGGATTCTTGCCGGGAACGCAGAGAAGCCAGCCGCCACCTTTTCCATCTGCGTAGCCAGAGGGGTAATGGCAGTAGCAACTCGATTGCACTGTTCGGCAAAAGAGTCAAGGTCGGTCTTTCTCAAAGACTCCGTTACGGTGTCAATCTGAGGAGCGAGTTTCACGAGCTTGTCCAGCCCGTTTGCGAGAGAACCAAAGCCAGACTTTTGGACGCTCTCCAAGGGTTTGAGTGCGTCCACCAGTCCTTGTACTTGCTCCCGTGCAAGGGTCAGCCCTGTCAGGCCAGAAACGCTCTGACTGAACTTCTTGAGAGAGTTCGACAGTGCGCCAAGGCCAACGCCGCCCTTGCTTACGGGAGCGGTTGCGGCTTTCAGCCGTCTAAGAGACTCGGAAAGTGCGTCTATGCCGCCAACGGCAGATGTAGAATTAGATTGTACTTCAAGCTCCAACTGCTCGATTGTCGTAGACATAATGCTCACTTCCCTTCAAACTTTTTATTGTGGCTTGCCATGAATCCTTCCATCATGCGCTTACCCTTGTCGTACACGCCCTTGGCATGTTCCTCCTCTCTGAGTTCCACCTGCTTCTCAGTGAGTGCGTAGGCTTCCGAGAGATACGGAACAGGCTTTGCTCCTTTTTTGGCAAAAGCGTGGAGAACGGGGGTAACTCGGCACAGAGCGTCATAGAAGTACGCACCCTGTAACCACATTTCCTGATTTCTGCGATTCACTCTGAGTTCTTCCGCTTTACGGTATGCCACCACGAGCATACTGTCTTTGTCCCAATACTGTTCCTCGCTCATGCCAATGGCAAGATAGTGGGGGAACAACTCGTTGAACTTTTCGGTGTAAGTAGAGAGGGGAGCAGTGGCAGAACTACCACCACTCCCCTCAGTGGAGGACAGCGAACCACTTACCAAGTCGCTGTCCAGTCCAAGTTTCCCTCGGCTTTCTCAGGCTCCTCAACGAGAGCCAGAATCGGCTCGTTGTACATTTCAGCCAGCTTGCCGATAAGGTCTTCCTTCTTGGTAAGTTTGGAATAGATGTCGTTGATGATGTCTTCCTTGACGAAACGGTGATGGGCAAGGAACGCACCGGCGAACAGTGCGGGGAGAGTAGTCATGGGCTTGTCCGTGATGTCGGAAGCGATAAAGCCCTTCTTCTCCATTTCCGCAACCGTTCTGCGGGTAAATTCCAACGTGTAATCCTTGCCGTCATAGGTGAAAGTCAACTGCTTTGCCATGTTTCTGTCCTCCTAAAAATTCTTATGCGTCTGCGCCAACAGTGATAGGTGTAGACGGTGCGATAGTGATAGTCATGTCAACGACCTCGTTGACACCGCCGCCAACCGGGAACACGGAAAGCTGACCCTTGAACTCAAACTTACCGTCAGTGCCGGTAGGAGTCAGGGTGCCACCCTCGCCGGTGCCGCCAAACCACACGGCATAGTCCTTCTCCTGACCTTCGAGGGCTTTCAGCTTGGTAAAGTCCTCTTTGGTGTAGTTCGCAGTGAACTCAAGAGCGTCAAGAGACTGGATACCCGGAATGTAAGTCTGCATATTGTCAGACAGGGTGGTGGTTTCCAGCATTTCGGGTGCGCCGCCGAGGTCGGGAAACTCTTTAATGTCGATCAGTTTCTCCCATGTTTCCTCATTCTTCTGCATGAGAAAAATCTTGTAGGTAGAAATTGCCATGATATGTTACCTCCTGTAAATCGTTTTTTCTTTGGATATGACAGCTCGGTATCGACCGAGCATACGATAGATTGTCGCATTGTCCTGATTGGGGACAGGTTCAAGCATGGTGCGTGTGAAGTTCAGCTCCATCAGGATTTCATCAATGAATCCCACAATTTCCTTGCACTCAGCTTTTTTTCCCTTCGTGCGGTTGGAGTAGACATTCAGCTCGTACATGACCGCCACATGGTTTTCCTTGCCCTCGGTGGTCTGCGAGTTTCGGAATGTGGCGTTGTCTACCTCAACGAGCGATACGCACGGGAAGGAGGGCGGTGTCTTGACATACTCGCCGGTCATGAAGATGTCCGGGTACTTTTCCCGTACTTTTACAGACACCTCGTTGAAAATCTCGGTTTCAAGGTCAATCACTGAAACACCTCCTTCGCAATACTCGCAATTTCATCACAGACGGTCTTCATTGCGTTGTACATGGGCATGACAGCGGGTGCGCCGTGAGTCAGTCTCAGTTCACCGTCCTCATAGAACCCCCATGTCTTTCGCTTGCCCATGCCCTTTCCATAGCCGCCGATGGTGAAACCAAGCTCAGAACCCTTCGGGTGAGGGGAACTGCCAGCAGAGCCGTTGTGGTATACACCAGCACCGAACTCTACCCAAACAGCGTCCTCGCCAGCGGCGATAACGACCGAGACATTTTCTCGCTCGTCAATGGAGACCTGCACTTCGGCTTTTCTCACCCCGCCGCTTTCATCGGTCAAATCGTCAACGACTGCACCGTTGAAGCCGCTTTGAGCGAGAGTTCCAATCCGCTCGGCAATCTTCTTCCGAAGAAGTTCCGTCTTGCGAATGATTTCCCGCTTGTACTGCTCAAGCTCTTTGATAGCTCGGTCAATGTCCTTCTCGGACAGGCTGATACGAATAACCTTCTTACCCACTGACACTCACCTTGCTTATCGCCAGCGACACCACATTCAGGCTCTTAGCGACCTTCTTCACGATGTAGTCATGAGGGGTGATGATTTCACCCTTCTTGTTCACCGCAAGAGAGCCGTTCTCGTCCAGTTGTGGCGTGAGGTCAACCCAAAGCACCGCATATTCATCAATCGGGGGAGCGTCGCTGTCCATGACAATCACTTTGTCGTAGGACTCGTTCTCCCCGAACTGACGGGTCTGCGTTTCGCCTTTCGCCGCCGAAATGTTGGCGTAGAACTCTGTGGGCTTACCGTGCTGGACATCATACTCGCCGGTCACATTGCCATACTCGTCTGTAATAGGGGTCTTGCCCTCATACAGCGCATAGAAGAACTTGGTTTTGTTCCTGCTCATACACTTCATCAAACCACCCCGCAGTGCGGAATGACCGCTTTCAGCATGGAAGCAGGGACATCACCGTTTTCGTAGGTTCTCGACACACCATTCTCGGTGTGAGAGGTCTGCCCCTCAGCTCCTCGTTTGTTCAGCATGTACGCCGCAATCTCCACTTGGAGGTGTGCGTACTGCGCCGGGACTTCGGTTATGTCGTTCTGGTAGGGATAGGCTTTCGCAATAATCTTGCTTCCCGCAAAACTGAGGTAGGTG